GATAAAACGTTTAATTCTATTGACAACAGTCTGGCTGAGATAGAAAAATTTATTTCAGGATCGTTCCAGTCAGGGATATCAGAAAACAAGAAGCAGAAAAAATCAACTTTAAAAGTTATTACTGGCGGAATGTATAAATCACTTAATGATGAGCTTTTAAAGAAAACTGTTGCCCCTTGAAATAAAGGGATGCGGTGAGAGGAAAGGCAATGAAAAGTACTGAATTCACAAAATACGGGAAATACAAAATCTGCACAAAGGAGGCCATCAACCGCGAGAACTACCGCCTACGATTCAAAGCGCTGCTCCTTAATAATGATTTTCTAAATTATTGTAGGTTATTTAGTGAAGCACAGATAAGCGGAGACTGGCAGATACTTATTGATGAAGATTTTCGTGCCTATAAAAAAAGGACAGAAATAGACAGCATATTATCTGCTGTTAATGGCAACGCATGGACTAAACTTTCGGAATGGCTGGAACGTATAACACCGAATGAAATAAACCTGCTCATTTACGGGAATCTTTACTTGCCACCTTGGAATTCAGAATCCATGACTGAAAACTTATTTGACCATTCCTATTCCCACTTTATAGAAGCCTTTCGTCGATATCAGATTTGGCGCAAATTAGATAAGGAACCTATTTACATTATGGATACCGGTGAAGTTGTGCCTACCGGACGGCTGGTTGTGTCAATCAATCCGCGACTCTCGCAAGAAGTGATAAGGTCACTTTTTTCAAGACTACTCACCGATATAAAGACTAAAAAAACGCGCCACGGTATGGCGATCAAGCGAGACCCCTTGGCTGGTTATTTCGAGATGACAAGCAAGGGTCGCGGAGCTGAAGTAGCCGTCATTTGTCGCTATCTTGATGTTGCTAAAATTAAAAAGGACCATAATAGGTATACATGGATGGGACGTGCTAAAAAAAAATATCCCTCATGTCAAAGTCTGTCACGTGATGCAGGGAAAGGAGACAATATCGCATATTGGATTGTCCGAGGCCGTTTTCCAGACACATCAAAAAGACCTTCTTAAAATACCGTTCTTCAATGTATGACACTTAAAAAGCTTGTTTTTCACCTCGTTTTATACCTTCCTAAATGTTACATAAAATATTGATATCATTAGTATTTTCTTGACTATATCTCATAATCGTTTATTTTGGACTCATATCAATCCAATGTGGATTGGATGAATCTTTGTTTATAACCAATTTTTAGGGGGATTTATGGAACACAATGAAATTTCTTTCTTACGATTACCGAAAGTACTGGAATTAATCCCGGTCAGCAAGTCAACTTGGTGGTCTGGAATAAAAAGTGGTCGATTCCCAGCGGGCAAAAAAATTTCCTTGAGAGTGACCGCCTGGGATCGGCGGGATATAGTTGAATTGGCTGAGAAGCTTAGCTTAAGGAAGAGTGATGAGCAAAAATAATCTAAACGATTTACCCGACCCAAGAAAAAAAACATTGTGCATGCGTGACTATGAAGAGCTTTGTGAACTCTAAAGCATCTGTCCGAGCATCAACGCGCGGAAATCGCTCGCTCGCTTTTTAAAGTTACTTCCGAGGATAAAAACAAGGGTGAATTAATCGGCCTCTGACCGTTTCCAGGCCATCGGGGACTTTCCATTTAACGCCATGAGACAAATATTCATAAAAATGAATAATAGTACCTTTAAATCAGGCGGGGTCAAGTGTTCTCAATTAATCAAATCGTAAAATTCTATAATGTAAATTTCAAGGCAGTGGAGTGTTTTTACGGAGAAGTTTCCACGTTCCGCTCCGCCCCGCCCCCCTTATGTAAAGAATCAATTCAAGTATCTATTGGAGTCACTGTGATTAGAAAACAGAGCGGGTCCTTCCCATGCATCGAATCCATACGGGTAGCAAAACCTCAATTTCCAACTCCATATAATTGTGCGTTTGAATGAGACTTTGAGACTTTAAGAAGAATGAATGATATTGATAAGATAAATGATAATAAATGTCCGGCGTGCAAAGGTGTGAAGGTGCAAAAATATGGTCGCACCAAAACCGGCGTGCAAAAATATCGTTGCCTCAATCTTGGTTGCCTTCGGCAATTTGTCGGCGGGTCAGATCGTCCGGTCGATCTGGACGCGAAAAATAAAATCATCAAACTACTATCCGAAAATGTTCATCCAAAAATAATTCACAAGACGTTTTCAGATTCGATTTCATTGCGATGGATTTACGAACTCAGGCGAAGGATGAAAATTAAAATATGACCGAGAAAGCAGATATCACTATTGACCTGAATAAAACCTGCACCCGCTGCGGAGCAAAAGGCGTCACGGAAAGCGGTCTGTGTTTGAAATGCGTAGGCATCGTCGCTATGGATTCCATCCCGGATATCCGCAGGAAGGTTCAGGAGCTCATAAAAGAAGAACCCGAAAAATTCCCGCCCAAAGCCAAAGAAAAAGATGAAAACAAAATCACCAGCCAATTCATCAGCCAGTGCCTTAACGAAAACGCCAAGGGCGATGCTTCATTATATGCAGAACTCTTCCGCGACCTGTTTGTCTTTTGTAAAGGCATGAAAGAATGGTTCACCTGGGACAGTCATTACTGGAAACTCGACATCATGGATAAAGCAATCACCGCGGTTGAGGAAGTCGCCCAAAAATATCTGGAAGAATACAAAACGACGTCCGCGAAAGTCGCCGAAATGTCCAATGCCGGCGCCGAAGGAAGCGACATCAAAAAACTTCAGGCCAAATGCACCAAACTATCCGAACGCATCCGCCAACTGCGCGGCACCAACCGGCGCGATCAATGCCTTAAATTCGTTCACACCATCAAAGGATCACTGGCCATATCCGGAGAGGAATTCGATAAAAGGCCGATGCTCTTCCCGTGCGCCAATGGCGTCATCGATCTTGAAACCGGAAAACTTCATCCCGGGCGGCCGGCGGATTATCTATCATTGGCAAGCCCGGTCGAATTCCACGGCATCGAGGATCCTCCGGAACTCTGGGAAAAATCGCTTCTGGAAATTTACGGATGCGAAGCCAAAGACGCCGACAGATCCATGCCGGAATTCATCCAGAGATTATTCGGCTATGCAATAACCGCATACTCCCATGAAAAAGTATTTCCCATATTCTGGGGCAAGGGCGGCTGGAACGGAAGATCCATAATCCTTGAAACCGTCAGCGATATCATGGGATCGATGGCCGGTCCTATTCCGTCAGAAATGCTGCTTAGCCAGAAATTCGCTAAATCATCATCCGGTCCGTCTCCGGATGTCATGAAACTAAAAGGTCTTCGCCTGGCGATCGCCACCGAGACAGACGAAAACCAGCGATTCAGCACGGCCAAAATAAAATGGTACACCGGAAACAACGAACTAACCGGCCGCTGGCCCAACGATAAACGTCCGATCGATTTCAGGCCGACGCATACATTAATTCTGGAAAGCAACTATCAGCCGGCAGCTCCGGCAAACGATCGTTCCTTCTGGGAGCGCGTCTATCTCATTCCGCACAAGATTTCCTATGTCAACCGAGAACCGAAGGAACTGTTCGAACGCAAGGCAAATCTCAACCTGCGCATAGAACTGGAAAAAGAAAAATCCAGGATCCTCGGATGGCTAGTCAAGGGATGTCTGCTATGGCAGAAAAATGGATTGAACCCACCGGATATCGTCACAGAGGCCACCAAAAAATACCGCGAAGATGAAGACATGATCGGAGACTTCACGGATGAATGCTGCATCAAGGAACCCGGCGCCAAAGAAAAAGGCGCTTACTTATACAATCGCTTTGTCGAGTGGTACCACGCCAACATCGGGAAAAATGAACCCTCCGGAACCTGGTTCGGCAAACAACTTAGCCAAAAATACGAAAAAAACAAGTCAACCGGATGCGTCATGTATCACGGAATCAAACTCGCAGACGGAGTTGAGGGATAGTAGGGATAGTTTATATGCAAAATATCACGAGCACTATAAAAATTAAAGACAGTCAAAAACCGGCAACAAACCCTCCCTCTATCCCCAAATTGTCAAAAACGGCCAAAATACAGGGAGGGTATAAAAAAAGTGTCCCTTTTCGCTCCGTGTTTGCAAGTGTTTGTTTTACTTTGGGGTTACTCGTTGACAGTTCACTTTGCAATGCGATTTTGGGGAGGCTTGAGGGTTTAGCCTATAGTCAGCTCCCTAGAGCATTTTAATTGATTATTAACTCCGACTATAGCGCAAACTGTCAAACCCTCCCTATAGACGGTGGGGGACTTTTAAATAAAATATATAAATAAATAATAATAATAAATAGATAAATAAAAAAAGAGAGAGAAAAAAGAAGGTTTTATTCTGGGGAGGGTTTGAAAATGAGTATAAAAATAATTATCGCCTTATGTTTAAGTTTTTATTTTATGGGCGGAATAATTGGTTTTTCATTGGGATATACCATTTGCGCAATTAATTATATTTTGAAAAATATTAAGCAAATTCGGGAATCTATACAAACGGTTAAATTAACATGAACGTACTCGATCTGGCACAGCAGAAAGTGAAATTAAAGAAAGTATCGTCGACCGGCGGCGGAGAATGGCAAGGTCCGTGTCCGGAATGCGGCGGTACCGATCGCTTTCATGTCTGGCCGGCAAAGAATGGAGCCCAGGGCGGTTATTGGTGCCGTGGCTGTGAAAAGAGTGGCGATGCTATCCAGTTCCTGCGCGATTTTGAAGGTAAGAATTTTAAAGAAGCCTGTGAATATTTAAATATCACAATGGAAATGGAAGAAAAACAACATACGCCTAAATCAAAAAAAGAAAAACCGGAATTCGAACCGGTCGAACATCAAAACCCGTCCGATATATGGCAGGAACGGGCGCAAAAGTTCATTAATTGGGCGCATGAGAATCTTAAACTCAATAATGAAGTCATGGCATGGCTGGCAACTCGCGGAATCAGCGCCGCGGCTGTGGATAAATATCGACTCGGCTGGAATCCGGGAGAGGATGGAAAGGACATTTACCGGCCGCGTCAGACATGGGGACTGGCTGCCGAGATAAAACAAGAATCGGGGAGGCCGAAAAAACTATGGATTCCAATCGGCCTGGTGATTCCACATTGTCCCACGTTGGCGGGGGTGGCGCAAAGCGACGGAGGAGGAATAATAGTCCGCATCCGCATCCGCCGGCCGGATGAAATATTAGAGCGTTTGCTCCGTGAACATCCGGAAAAAGAACATAAACGATATTATATCATTCCCGGGTCAGCAATGGGAATAATGATTTTAGAACCGTGGCGTAAGGCATTCGTCATCGTAGAATCCGAACTTGATGCCATCGCTTGCGCGGAAGCGACCGAACTTGTCGGAGCCGCGGCTATGGGATCATCCCACGCCAAACCGGATAAATTTACCTACGCGATATTAAGAGATTCCACACAGATCTTAAACGCGCTGGATTACGACAAAGCCGGTGCCGGCGCCACACAATGGTGGAAAGAACAATTCCCATATAACTGCGACCGCTGGCCGGTACCTCAAGGGAAGGATCCGGGCGAAGCATTCCAGCAGGGGATAGACCTTTCTGCTTGGATAAAAGCGGGATTGCCACCTAGTCTATTGATTAATGAATGTAGGGCGGGTTCCCCGAACACGCCGGAAAAAGATTGTCCCCCGTTGGAGGGGGTGGCGCAAAGTGTCGGGGGTGGAATAGTTCCAAACGACGACACTCCACCCCTTATCGCCGAACTCTGGAAACTCCTGCGCGACAATCCCGGCGTAAAGATAATCAACACACCGAACCGCTTTACAGTTTTGCGCAACGACCGTTACGTCGGCGGCCGCATCAACGAACTAGTAATGAAACCGGGTGGAGTTAATGACTACCTATTAAATCATCCGGATGAAGAAATTACTTACAGGAACCTGTTAAAAGTGAAGGGTGAATAGTGAATAGTTTTAAGATTTAAGTTTTAAGTCTCCTCTCCCTCGATGGGAGAGGATTAAGGTGAGGGTGATGTTCGCAACCAAGATTTTCCCTACAATTATAATTGCGCTGAGTATTGCCGCAGGAATTGTTTACGCGGTGAAAGGTGACGCCCGGCACTCAATCTATTGGTTTGCCGCGGCCACGTTGAATATAGCGGTAACGTACTGAAGGAACCATGCAAAAAGAAGACCTTGAAAGATTAATCGACGGAAAGCCTGATGACATAAAGGCTAAAGGCATATTATTGTTTAATGCCTATCTAAAGACACAACTCAGCGTCAAAGATGATCCGTCATCGCAAAATTACAGAAACATGAATTCCGCTCAGGAAGCTCTTGAAGAATTCCGTATAGCCCAGTCCGGCGAAAAATCCGATGAAAAATATACGACTGAAAAATCCGTATTAAAATATCTTGAAGATAATGGCTGGAAAATATCAAAGCCTACGCTCAACCGGCATATTAAAACCGAGCGTAAATTATTAAGACAAAACGACGGCACTTTTACCCAAAAATCCATCGATAAATACGCCGAAACCTGGCTCAAAAAGACCGCGACCGGCAAACGTCTGCAGGAAGGAACCGATGAATTACAACGGCAGAAACTTGAACAGGAATTAAAAAACCTCCAACTCAAAAATGAAAGAGAAACATTCAATTATAACAGAGATCGTGGCCTATACATTCCCCGGGAGCAAATGGATATTGAACTGGCCACGCGTGCCGGTATTTTAATTGCCGGATTAAAGCACTGGATACAAACTAACGTAGCCGATTGGATAGTATCAGTTGGTGGAGACACGCGGAAAGTGGGAGAGCTAATCAATAAGATGAGCAACGACATGGACGAACACATTAACCATTACGCAAGCAGCAGGGAATATGAAGTCGTAATCGACGGCGAAGATAAGCAACCTCAAGAATCAGGGATGGAAATATTATGAACCTAACCACCGTCCACATATCCCGCAGCGCTCCCTGGCTGCCTCCTTCAATGCTTGAGCAATCAGGCGAAATCCGGCACCGGATTATATTATCTGAAACGGAGCGTCGCGTATTCCGCAAGCACAAAAAAATATTAGTGTCCAAATGGGCGGAAATGCACCGATACGTCACCATGTCCGTACTTCCCGGCCGGTGGAAAAACGAAGTAACGCCATATATGGCCGGCGTCATGGACGCTTCTTTTTTTCCTTCCGTTCA